TTACCGATGAGTGATTTTTACGAGAACGGATACACCCCAAAGGGAACGCTCAAACATAAGAGTCACTGCAAGAAGTGTTCAAATAAATACAAGTACGCAAGGTATAGAAACATCATCAAGGAATACTACAAGGTATTTAGGTGCGACCGCTGCGGATATGTTGGAAGCTTCGCACAGTTTGACTGCCACCACATTGACCCCAATAATAAATTTAAAAACCTATCGGAACTGAAGAGTTATTCGAAGGAAGTAATCGTAAGAGAATTAGAGAAATGTACACTCCTATGTGCTAACTGCCATAGATTAACCGAACATTATTAATGAAGTACCTACCACAAAGTAAACTCGCCAAATGGCGGAAGGACAATGAGCCAAAAGAATGCCCACTTTTAGGTTACAAAACAGAGAACTGGGTAGTGGACCACGATCACACCAGCGGGCTTGTGAGGGGGGTCGTATCCTCCGAGGGTAATGCACTACTCGGAAGGATAGAAAACGCCTTTAAGAGGCTTTCTCGTGTCGCTAAGGCTACTACACTACCTATTATACTCCGTAATATGGCTTCGTATCTTGAGAGGGAGGACACTGGCACCTTACACCCACAAGGATTCCGCCAACTGTGGAAAAGATTTAATTCATTTAATAAAGAGATTCAACTTGACATACTTAAGAAACTCGGAGTTAATAGGCAACAGCTCTCGGAATGTACCAATTCTAAAGAGCGAACAAATCTATATAAGAAACTAATAAAACAATGAATAAAGAAAAAAACATACTGTCCAAAATACAGACAGAACTCAAAGCCCCCAAGGGCCAAACCAATAAGTTCGGAGGATACAAATACAGATCCGCCGAAGATATTCTAGAAGCTATCAAGCCTCTACTAAAAAAATACGAGTGTGACTTAACTATATCTGACGATATGGTAGAGGTCGGAGGTCGGGTTTATGTTCAAGCAACTGCAATGCTATCTTGTGATGGTACAGAGGCGGGCATAATCGGAGAGACATCAGCATTCGCCAGAGAGGCCGAGACTAAAAAGGGTATGGACGATGCACAGATCACCGGGTCTGCTAGTTCTTACGCTCGTAAGTACGCTCTCAATGGACTATTCGCTATTGACGATACTAAAGACGCTGACGCTACCAACAACCACGGCAAGTCAGCAGAAATAAAATCTTATAAAGAAATAACCAAAACTAAACCAAACACTAGCAAGGCAGTACAGAAAACTGATGCCTTCGCGGACTTAATATAATTATGACAGACTACGATAATAATAACAGAGGGGCACTATTCAAAAACGAAAAGCAAAACGATCGTCAACCAGACTTTCGTGGCCCAATCAACGTTGATGGTAAGGACTATCAATTATCAGCTTGGTTAAAGACAAGCGAGAAAGCCGGAAAATACTTCTCAATCTCAGTCTCTGAGAAACAAGAAGGTAAAGCCCCAGCATCATCAGCATCCACCGATTCAGCACCGTTTTAATGGCTGGATTACCGGATACGGGATCAAGAACTGCCTTCGATACGGGGGCAGTTCGCGATTCAATGCAAGGCAAGGGATTGCCTAGTATGATACCCACTTGTGCTATTATGGCTATGGCTAGACGCTTCGAGGACGGAGCTACTAAGTACGGCCCCGATAACTGGAGAAAGGGTATCCCTACCTCGCGGTATTGTGACGCAACTTATCGACATCTTATGCAGTGCAGAGATGGAGATATGTCCGAGGATCACTTCGGAGCAGTGCTTTGGAATGTCGCTTGTTGGATGTGGACACTTAAAGCTATATCCAAGAATAAGTTACCAAAAGAGTTGGATGATATACAACGATTTGATTAGACGAGGATGCTATATTAGTAACCTATGACTACTAAACTAATCGATCAACTAACAGACGGCGTTGACCTTGCTGTGTACTTGCACAGCAAAGTTAATGACAGAGAAGAATTACATCTTAATGAAAGAAGAGATAGCTTGCGGTACTTAGGACAGTGCCTTAAAGCTATGAAAGAACAAATAAATGATGATCGAGAACGAAACAAAGATACCACAGAATGTAGATGCTGAAGAGCGAATACTTGCTTGTTGTCTAGAAGGAGATCGAAGTGATTTCTTTGACAGCATTTCCCACAGAATACAGCCAGAGGATTTCTACCTCTATAAACATAATTTAACTTTTAAGTGCATTAGTTCTATTGCACAAAGAGGCCAACCATTATCAGAAATCTCATTGGTAGAGGAGTTGAAAAGCTCCTCCGCCTTTGATGAGGTTGGTGGAATGGAAATGGTTATGACACTGATGGACAAGATAACTTCTAGTGTAGAAGCAGTTCATCTAGTAAACTTAGTCAAGGACAAGTCAAACCTACGTAATATGATACGTGCTTTCAAGGTCGGTATTGAACAAGCCGAGGACGAGAGTCAATCCCCGGACTCAATCCGCGGCAACATAGAGAAGAAGCTCCTTGATTTAGATGCCGGCGGCAAGACTGATATGAGCCTATCCGGGTCTGTAGAAGAACTGCTGTCCGAGTTCGAGGATCAAATGAACGGAGAGTACAAGGAGGATGTAGTGAAGACTTTCATTCCTCACTTGGATGAGAAGCTAGGCAACGGAGGTATCGGAGCTGGTGAGGTCGTTGTCATCTCGGCACCTACATCTTGCGGTAAGTCCCAGCTTGCCTTGAACATAGCGACTAGAGCCTCTGTCCTAGGTGGTGTAGGATGCGGTATATTTAGCCTAGAGATGCCTCAAAAGCAAGTAGCTAAGAGAATCATCACCCTCAAGTCCGGAATCAATCTAAAGCGTATTAAAGACCGCGTAGCGAAGGAGTCCGATATGGAGTCCGTTCGTAAAGGATGTGAAGCAATTAAGGATATGCCTATGTACAGCATTCACTCCATCAAAAACATTGGGGAGCTATGTTCCCACGCTAGGACAATGGTTCGTAGGCACAAGGTTAAGCTACTAGTTATAGATTATTTACAACTGATTCCATTCGCTAACAAGACTATGTCCAAGAACGATGCAGTCGCGGATATATCGCACACAATCAAACAGTTAGCCCTTGAGTTAAACGTAGGTGTACTACTACTCAGTCAAGTAAACAGAGAGGGAGCTCGCCGAGAAGGTGGTCTAGCCATCTATGACTTGAAGGATTCCGGGGATATTGAGAACGATGCGGACGTTATCATTCTTATGTGGCCCGAACAAAATGATATGGAATACTCAAAAGCAGTTGACGGACAAGGAACTTACATTAAGTTGAAGTACAATATCGCAAAGAACCGAGAGGGTGAACGCGATGTTAAGGGCAACTTCAAGTTCTATAACCACAAGGGTTTGTTCGTATGATTTTTTTTGACATAGGTAGTCCTCCTATTAAGACGGTGGTGGGTCTATCATTTCCCTTTCGCCGCCTATGTCATCACTTTATATTATGGAATACAGCTTCTTAAAACCCCCAGCAGAAACAAAATATAACGTACTTAGTTTAGGGGCTGGAGTTCAGTCAACAGCTATGGCTTTGATGGCTGCTAAAGGAGAGATAACTCCTATGCCGGATATAGCTATATTCGCGGACACTCAAGCGGAACCCCAATCAGTTTACAAACATTTAGAGTGGTTGAAAAAAGTACTACCATTCCCGGTTATAACTGTATCCGCTGGTAGCTTGACAGAGAAGTCATTAAAACCTTTCTCTAGGAAGAAAGACGGAATGCACTATATGGCTAAAGAAATTCCACTATTTGGTATACTCCCGGATGGTAAGAAAACTGGAGCTATTGGTAGGCAATGTACGAATGATTTTAAAATACAACCTATACTTAAATACATAAGAAAAGAGTTCGGAGTTAAACGAGGGCAAAAAGATTGTACCATAACTGAATGGGTTGGAATATCTTGGGACGAGATGCAGAGAATGAAAGACTCTAGAGTTCCTTGGTCTCAAAAAAGATATCCTCTTATAGAGTCTCGCATAACTAGAAATGGTTGCAAGAAATGGATGAAGGAAAACGGATATGAAGAGCCGCCTAGGTCGGCTTGCTACTATTGCCCGTTCCACAATAATGAAGATTGGAGGCATTTAAAAAACAATGAACCTAAAGAGTTTAAGAAAGCTATAAAGTTTGACAAAGAAATAAGAAAACAGTTTTCAAAGTATGACAAAATGAAAATGCCAGTATTTCTACATTCATCTTGCAAGCCATTGGATGAAGTAGACTTCAGAACGGATGAAGAAAAAGGACAATTGGGTTGGGACTTTAAATCTGAATGTGAAGGTATGTGCGGCGTTTGACTTTATGAAAGAAAAAGAAAGAGCAGTAGCCAGAGCCCTTGAAAGGGTTTACCCCCAGCTAGGTATATTAGTTGAACCCAAGGACAAATACAGTCCTTTTGATTTCGAGTGCAATCAGTACATAATAGAAGTTAAGTGCAGATCAAAGTTCTATGACCCGTGGTTCATAGAGATGATTAAGTACGACAGCAATATGGACTTGTCCGAAGCTAAAAGTAAGGACTTTCTTTTCTTGACAGAGGTCGGTGGAAACGCTTATGTTTATAACATAACAAAAATGACAAAGGATAAATTTCCTTTTGATTGGATAATCAAAGACTTACCAAACAGCACAGAATTTAATAAACCAAACTGGTCCGGCAAAGCTATAGGCTACTTGCCAGTCAACAAATCAAAGAAAGTAAAATTATGGAACCCAAGGACAGAAGCATAGAACGAATCCAAACTCGCATCAACCTAATCCGGGAGGAATCTAGGACAGTCTCTTATCGTATAGAGGCCTTAGAGGAAAGACGCAAAGAGCTCCAAGAGCAGAAGAAGAATTTAAAAGATTTACTTAGTAGTATGTAGTAATAGTTAGTAGTATGAAATATTATCCCTCACTGGTTTGTGGCATCACCGGTGGGGGTTTTTATTTACCTAAAGTTTGCCTAAACGCTTCAAACGCTGCCTCAGTTTCTTTATCTCTTGAGAATCTTTTAATATTATCTTGAGTAATAACTTTATATTTAGTCATCATATTTAAAAATTCTTGTTGTTCTTTAATAGTAGGAAGGGATTGAATCTTAGCATCTATGAATCTCATTTTAGTTTCCATAGTGTACTTAGGTTTTTTCAACTCTTTGGCTAAAGCGGGAGTAGTATCGTTTATTTTTGTTAATTTTTTAACAAAAGAATCTACACTCGTTGGGTCATTGGACATATCGCTCAAATAACTAATTGTAGCGTCCCTTCTTTCTTTGAAATTTTTTATTTCTGATACTTCTGTTGCTGCACTTCTGCCCAACCTTCTTAATCGATATAATTCAGTGTTTACAGATTTGTCTATTGGATTAATTAAATCCAAGTCTTCAGTTCGTATTGAAGCGGCTTCACCGTAATCATAGGTTTCCCCGAAAAACCTTCTAACAACTGGCATTTCTTTTGCTTTTATTTCTCCCCACTCCCCGTTGTACATTTTGGATGCTACGTTCCACAAAGAAGAATACGTTCTGCCGGGACCACCGGTATAAGTTTCAAAAAGATATTGCAAGTTTTCTGGATTAACTTCCATTCCGCTTCTCGATAAAGAATCAGCTAATTGCATAGATAACTCTCCACCGAAAGTTTTAGCAGTCCAATCGTAAACTTTTTCAGTTTCACTAATATTAAGTTTTTCCATCATTTCCGGTCTGATACTTCTGCCTAAACCATCTTTATTGGAAACCATAATACCAACCCAAGGCTCTATTAAAGTGGGGACTAATGATTCACTCGCTGGATTGTAAGCGTTTATTGTTTTTCCGGCAAGTTTTTTTACTACATTATCCACGTCCGAAATTTCAGCGTTTCCATTCATTGCATCAACGCCTAAATTAACCGCTGATTTTAATGGAACAAACGAATATCCTATAGGCAAAGTTGTATAATTTAACCCATTTTCATCCGGTTTTTTCCCAGTTACAACAACAAAACCCCTATCCCTAACGTGCTCCGGAACTTTACTTTTCCACTCCGGATCTATACTTGAGTTATATTGATTTAGTAGAATCTCAGTAGAAACCAATGTACCCACAACAATACCCATAGTCTTGGGTTTTCTCATACTCCTTATAAAATTTTTACCACCTTGTATAGCTGGATTAGAAAATAAATACGCAGCTTTAATCATAGGTCCACCGGTACCCATAAGTTTGGGATCGAAAGAGCTATCCCTCGCCGCAAGTGCCGCAGCTTTGTCTGACATACCAGAATCTATTCCGTTTTTAAATGTGCTAAACCTAGTAGCGTCCTCACTGACTTCACTTAAATTAGAAACAAACTCAAACAACTTTTTAATCCTAGTATTCGGGTTCATTTTAGGATCTTGTAATGCACTTATTTGTTTTTCTAGTCTTTCAAAAGTAGATACACCAAGTCCTCCGGTACTACCTCCGGCTTCCTTAAATCTTTGATACATTATATCATTTTGATTTGTTAATAATCCATTCGCATCTCGTTGTAATTTATTAGGTGAGTAAATATTTCTTCTGACTACATTAAGATCTTCTACTACTTTGTTTGGTAAAATTGTTTTAAGTGCATTAAATCCACCCATTTTTGACAAATTGTTAACAAATGCTTCGGATCTATCGCGAAGTATATTAGGTGCAATAAAATCTGGATTCCACCTAGTGTAGAGACTTCCAACAAAAGACTGTGCTGATAGCATAATTTTTAAAGCTGGATTTACATCTTCTGTGTTTAATCCTTTAAACACGGCGGCTAACTCTTTATCTCGAAATACTAATTCTTTTCTTTTTCCTTTTTCAAAAACGGTAAGAATATTATTACTGTCGCTGTAAATCGGCTTACCATCTGTTCCCTTTCCCGTAATCTTTGCGTTCCTTACGTCCGTAAAATATTTAGCCTTAGCCTCAAAGTTATCTGGATTTTGAATTAATTTAAGAAAAGATTGATTAGCTTTATTAATCTCAGCTCTTTTGATAGCTTGATTATATACGTTAAGCATATTAAAATTAATATCAGTAATATTTTCACCACCAGTAGCAGTCTTTAGTCCAGATGATTTTGGTTCAAACTTAGAATTACTTTTATTAAATAAAGCATTACTAATGTCCATAGGATCTCCGTCAATAACGTTACTTAATGGAACATAATTAGGATAAGTCTCTCTTAGTTTTTTAGCAACGGATTCACTTACAAGCCCTCCTTCTACCAAAGCATCTAATGTCATATTAGATAGTTTTTTTCTACCCTCTAATATTTCAGAAAAGAACTCGTTCTTCTTAGATCCTTCAAATTGATTAACAATACGTTTAGCATCTTCAGTGGACATACCGGACGCTCCATCTTTACCGAATTTTTTTAAGTTCTGCTTATTGAAATCAATCGCGTGTTTTGCGTACATATAATCAGTAATACTTTTGTTTATCTGATTGAACTCAATCGGTTTATAATTAACCAACTCCTCTGGGCTTAATTTGCTTCTATTGAAATTATTAAACTGCTCAGTGTACTGTCGGAGTTTAAAGTTATCCAACTTAAATAATTCTATGGATTGATCGGCCTTAGCATCTATAACTCCGTTAGCAACCCTTCTGTTCTGATAGTAATCATCAACATCTCCAGTAACTTTAAACAGCGGTTTACCCTCTTGAAACTTAGTTACGTACTGACCACCTCCGGATTGGTCTTGCAACACCCTAGCCTTTATGTATTGATCGTCAGTAAATCCCCTTATGTTATCTATTAACTCGCTGTAATTTCTTCTAGTTGCTAGTTGGTATTTCTTGGCTTGCATTTCCATACCATTTAATAGTTTGACGGCATCTTCATCCCCGTTCTTAAACGCTTCAGTTAACTTTCCGCTAGGTAATCCTCCGTATTTTTCGTATGCTTTTCTAAAAGCATCTGTACCCATATCGAATCCCAATGCAAGAACACTTGCACTTAATCCAGCTTGACCGAGTTCACTTAGCGTAGGTAGTCTACCCTCTTCTATAGTTGTGTAAATTGTATTAGCGGTCATTCCGGTAGCAGCAGCTCCAGCAATTTTTTGTAGCTTTTTTCCTTTTCCACCAATTCCGGGGATTAAATTAATAATAGCATCCGAAACAAGTTCCCCACCATTATATGGCTCTCCGGGACGTAAAGTTTCTTGCCTAAACTGAGAACCTTTATAACCGAAGTATAGTCCTCCAATAACATATCCAAGTCCACCCCCACCCGGACCACCGATTCCAGTCCCAATTCCGGTTGAAGCTAATTTGCCACTTTCTCCAATAGCTATTTCTCCGACGTAAGCTACGGCGTAATCCATCACTGATGGATCTTCTAGAAGTTTTTTTTGTTCATCATCGGTGTAACCGAAAATAGTATCCTCGTATCGTGGAGCTTGCTCTACAGTAAAAGGTTTATTGGGGTCAAACCCTACGCTAGGAGATGTCCCTTCTGTAGCGGATCCTACAGTCGGTTCTACTGTAGATTGTGATGTAGATTCTGCTGTAGGTTGTACTGCAACTGTTTGCTCTTCTACAGTAAAAGGTTTACTGGGATCAAAAGCCATAATTTTAATTTATCTGACGATAACTTCCGTCTTCTAAAACTTCGTATCTTATTCCGTTTTGTGATACTATATCGCCAACTTGAGGACCATCTCCTCCAATTAACTGACCTAGATTAAATTCAAATGTATTTTCTCCACCGGAAAGTCTAAGAAGTTTAGAGACTAGTTCCTCTTCACTAGATTTAGTATCCGGATACCTTTTCATAAAGTCATTAGCAACCTTAACCGCTTCTTCTACTTTCTTTTTTTCGGGAACTGGAGCATTGAACTCAATCACTTTGTTTTCACCTAGTTTAACGTAAGTTACGACTCTCCCGGAGTCATCTTTTATATCTACAGTATCATAAAGAGCTAACGAGTCAAAGTTACCCATATTTTCATTTGGGTCTATAATTTCAGAACTTTGTATTTTGCCGGTTACCGGGTCTATTAGGCCTACAATATTTCTGAGTATTGGAGTTTCTGGAGTTCCAATATCTATTGGTTCATTAAAAACAGTAGGTCCTTGGTCTATTCTGTCTTTTAAGTTTTGATTTTCTTGTTGTTGTATTCCGTAATCAAACAATGACTTTTTAACAGTCTCATCATTTGCGGCTGCGTTATACATATCTTCAGTTAAACCCGGAGCAAACCCACGCAAAGCATTTATAGTTATTTCTTTTTGTTTTTTATCTTCTTGTTTTTTCTGATAGTTTTGAACAGAACTTAAAATGCTTTGATTTAAATTCACCAAAGACTGCTGCTCAATAGCATTGGCTTGCATTATTGGATCTAAGTTGAGTGCTCCTAGTTTAGGGTCAACTGCTGTGCTTCTTTGTAGTGCCATAATTTTTACTTAGCTTTAAATAGATTATCGAAAATACTTGTGCTAGGGTCTCCGGTAAATCCTCCAGCATCCGCAAAACTGCTCAGTATGTTACTGCCTTGAGTAGCTTGGTTAGCTAGTATTGCATTAGATGAAGCGTTGCCTACAGAACTTATAGCACCTTTTCCTAGCATAATGTTAGCAAGGTTTGTGTCCAATCCCATCCCGGTGTTAATAGCTTGTCCCGGATCTGTGATTTGTGGTCCAAGTTGTTGACTCAAGAAAGCGGTGTTCATAGCGTCCGCAATGCCGGATTGCCCACCTAAGAAACCAAATGGGTTAACACTAGCTTGATTAGCTGATATTAAAGCATTTTTTCTAGCGGCAGCTGCTTGGTCTTGTCTAGCTTGAACTGCATCTTGTCTTCCTAGTGCAGCCCTTGCTACAAGCGAAGGATCTAATAAACCTCCAGTAGCTAAACCAAATCTAGCCGCGGCTTGTTCTGCTTCTCGACCAGCTTCAAAACCTAACGGCCCTTGAGCTTCTTGTGTAAGCCTATTAGCTTCAGCTAAGTCAGCCTCTGCGATTGCTCTCAACCTTGGGTCCTCGAAAAGGTCTCTAGCTTGTTGGCCGTACTGACCCATAAAGCCTAGCTCTCTAAGTCTGGACTGCTCACCTAAATCAAATGTACCTCCTTCGCCTAGTGTTTGACCAAAGGCTCTTTCTTTTTGTAAAGCTGAGTACTGTGGTAGTAATGCCCTTTCTCTTCCTATAATTAAATCTTGTATGTCTTGACCTAAAAATCCGTCCGGTCCGTAAGTTGCTCGTATAATCTCTTCCGGTGTTCTTTGTGCAGCTACGGCTTGGTCAATCATTTGGTTGGCACCGCCACCGCCACCGCCACCGCCGGAGGAACCACTGCCAGCAATAAGGGGTCCAGCAATCGATCCAATTGGTCCGCCGAAGGTTGAAATTGCTCCGCCAATTAATTCTTTTATAAAACACCGAATACCACCTATGCGAACAAGGTGGTTAAACATAAGGGTGTCCAAAGGACGGAATAGTTCTATTAAAAAGTTTTTCATAAAGTGTATTAAGCAGTTCTTTTCCACATATATACAACTTCATACGGTTGTAAGTTTGTGTGAGATCCTCCGCCGGGAGCTGTTCCTCCCCCTCCGGTGTTTGTTAAAAGATTAGCTCTTCCATAAGAACTATCACCATCAGTAGTCCTAGTATGACCACTATCTTCGTGGAAAAAAGTTCTTTCAGTTTCTCCAGATGGGTCGGTTTGATCTCCATCATCAATTTTATAATAAGCAGCACCACTGTGAGTGTGTCCCGGGATTTGAGCATTTGTCAAAGTAACGGTTTCGGCACCTCCAGTAGCTCCAGCTGAACCAAATGTACCACTAGATGCTTTACCTACAAGCACTCGTCCTACACCAACAGCAGCCCAAGTAGTTAAACCAGTTCCACCAAAAAACAAAGCATCTGGTGTACTTGACTGAGTAGTTGATTGGTAAATTGTACCAACGGGGTAAACCATATTCATTATACCGAACCTACCACTAGTAAGTGCAGCATCGTCGGACAGTTTCGCAAAATCCAAATCATCGTCCTTGACTTGTAGTTGACCTCCAGTGGTAACTTCTAGTCCACCACCACTTACGCAAGTTCCGCTACCTCCAGAAACAAAAGCTGATGCGTCAACCAAATTGTTTAACCTCGTGGAAGTAACTTGGTCAGTTGCTCCAAAAGTGTGCCCTTTACTTAAAATTGCCATAATATATTATAAATCTATTTATTACTATTGTACACTACTTGTCGATCTGAATGTCTCCGCTCCGGCCACCTTGACGGCTCGGACACTCGGTCTACCCAATGTGTTGGTTAAAACCATCTGAAATCCGTAAGCTCTACGGTTTCCTATACGTCCCCTTATTGAAACATCTTCGTCCGCCGGTATGTCAGAACCTAGATAAAAACTAGCCGTCTTCAAGTCCAAGGCTGGTTCGGAATCAACATTTTCTGTTATACCAGATATGTTCATATCGGACACGTTGTCAGAACTGGACTGCAACTGAAGCTCGAAGTTATTCCATTTTTTCCTATCAATAGAGTTTAGTGTAAACATTCTTGTGGTTGCTGACCCTTGTACTCTAGTTTCTGTCGTGCTTCCTCCTATAGAAGATATCACTCTATCTATACCGTCTGATTCAGTTTCAAGTCTATGGATACCTCCATCCGTGTTAGTTACGTAAACCCCTCTCTTGTTTCCTTTTCCGGTTACTAACAAGTTAGTGAATTCAAAATTTTCATCGTTGATATTATCAATTGATTCCCAACTTTTATTTAAAAAATTATATATTAACAAAGCATTGTTAGCTGTTGCATCCCCTTGTCCAGCGGTAGTATCTAAGGGTACTGCTATATAGTACCTATTATCAAAGTAAACGGCTGTAGATAAACTAGCTAAATCTTTGTTTATCCTATCTATAGTGCTTTGTATTGCTTCCGATAGCGGTATTTCATTTCCGCGAAGATTATATAAATCAATGAAGTTAGCTCCGTAAACACCATTGTCGGATAGGAATAATATTTGATTACCTACTTGTACAACAGATTTTCTTGCCAATAGACCAACTTCGTCGGTCAGTAATTGTCTTTTGGATGTAGCTATATCCTCGGAACCTATTACTAGGTGTATACTGTTTCTGTTAAATACTATAAGTTTGTCATCCGAGAATGAGTGCATACCTACATTAAAGTCAGACATTCCGGCATTGAACCTAAGCGTAGCAAAAAGTTGATCGTAAGTGTCGTGGTCTAGTATATCTGAAATTAATATTTCATCAAAGTTTCTGTCCGTTTCTGTGTAAGTTCTAACCGCGGTTTCTACTCTGTGTTTATATGGAACCGCCAATCTTCTTTGGTGATATGTCGCGTAAGATGGTGCTGGCATATGGGTGAATCCAGTTCCATCAGAAACTGTTTTTTGAAATGAACACCCAGAAGCCCTTACATCTGCTTGTGTTTTAATGGATTGTTTTTGGTCTTCTTGTACCAAAAATGAAAAGCCAGCTTGAGGAGTTACGGTAGCA